AAATTAAGAAAACTAGGATATAGTCCTAAAACTAATATCGAAGACGGTATTGCAAATTTTTATGAATGGTACAAATTTTATCATAAGGTCTAAATAATGAATAAAGAAATGACAAATAAACCAAAGAATCAATTTAGGTTGGCGGTAGTTGGACATGGATTTGTGGGACAAGCTGTTGAGTACGCCTTCACACACCCACTAGTAAAATTCTTTGCAGTAGATCCAAAATACAACACTTCTATTGATGATCTAAATGGTTTCAATCCACACGTAGTATTTATTTGCGCTCCGACACCCGAAGGAGAAGATGGAAGTGTTGACGCAACTATTGTTATTGATGCGGTTCAAAAGGCATTGATACATACCAAAGCTTTAGTTGTTGTAAAATCAACTGTCACTCCAGATATAATCGATAGAATATACACTTCTATGGAGAAGACTCATATCGATAGATTTGTATATAATCCAGAGTTTCTTACGGAATCAAACGCAAAGGCTGACTTTGTAAATGCTGACTATCATGTGTTTGGTGGTTCTGAAAACGCAACGCATGAACTTAGTGATATCTATGATATCTTCAGTGGATGTTCTTCTAATGATTATCACTACATGACAGCATTCGAAGCTTCCTTTGTGAAATATACGATCAACGCATATCTATCAACAAAGGTAACTTTCTTTAATCAAATATACGACTTAATAAATCTATATGGTTGTAGTTATAATATTATTTCACGTACTGTAGGTTTAGATCCTCGTGTCGGTATTGGTCATACGCGAGTGCCTGGGTTTGATAGAAAACGTGGATTTGGTGGTGCATGTTTACCTAAAGATACTAAAGCACTATTAAAATTTTCCGAAGGATTTGACAAAGATGGAAATGTGGTATCAATGGATATTTTGGAAAAAGTTTTAGATATCAATACTAGGTATCGTAAAAACTATGAGTTAGATGAAAGAGAAAAAGTAAATAACATAACATTCGTAAATTTTGGAGGTACAAATGAGCATAATGAACAAGCTAAAAAAGAACAGCAAACTGAAGACAACGGAGATACTGTCGAGGAGTAAATTCTTCACAGAAAAGGACATGGTTCCTACCGATGTCCCTATGGTTAACGTGGCATTAAGTGGGTCTATTGACGGTGGCATAACGCCAGGCATAACAGTCCTCGCAGGCCCATCTAAACATTTTAAGACATCGTTTGCGCTTTTGATGGCTGGTGCATACTTACAGGCAAAACCAGAATCAGTTGTCCTATTTTATGATTCAGAGTTTGGTTCTCCCCAGACTTATTTCGAACAGTTTGGTATAGATCCCGAAAGAGTTTTGCACACTCCGATAACTAATATCGAAGAGTTAAAGTTTGACATTGTTGCTCAGTTAGAAGAACTAGATCGAAGTGATGATGTGATTATAGTTATTGATTCTATCGGTAATTTGGCTTCCAAGAAAGAACTTGATGATGCTTTGAATGAAAAAGCGGTTGCGGATATGTCCAGAGCAAAAGCTCTCAAAGGATTATTTAGAATAATCACTCCATATCTTGCTATGAAAAACATTCCTTTACTTGCCGTGAATCACACGTATAAAGAGATTGGTTTATTCCCTAGAGATATTGTTGGCGGTGGTACTGGTATCATGTATAGTTCTGATAATGTTTGGATCATAGGAAGACAACAAGAAAAACAAGGACAAGAAGTTGTCGGATATAACTTTATTGTCAATGTAGAAAAATCTCGTTACGTAAAAGAGAAATCAAAGATACCCATAGGTGTTTCTTGGGAAGGCGGAGTGCAGAAGTACTCTGGTCTTTTAGAAGTCGCACTGATCGGTGGATATGTGGATAAGCCCTCTAATGGTTGGTATCAGAGAGTTGACTTGACTACAGGTGAAGTTATCGGTTCTAAGTTAAGATTAAAAGATACGATGACAGCTGATTTCTGGGAACCTATTTTAGAAACAACTGACTTCCCAGAGTTTTTAAAGAAGACTTATAAAATTGGGTACAACGCTCCAGCTATTGTTAACAGTGAAGAACTTGAAGCTTTACAAACTGTGTAAAATAGTGTATAATAGGATATAATTATGAGTACAACACAAATTGAAAATGTAGATTACGAACTGATTCCAGTCGGAGAAAAAAGTAATGAGATGGCTTGGAATGTTCGTATTCTCAGTGGCGATTTTATAGAAACTGTTATCTCTTATGGTACAATAAAACTCGATAATGAGGATGACACATTAAAGTTTAATTTTACTGTAGTGGAAGGTAGGAAAAAAACTCCATTCAAAGGTCAGTATCATTGGCCTGAGTTAACGTCCGATGAACCAGAATTACAGAAAAAAGCGACATACATTCTTTCGAGTATTCTCAAAAGAGCACATGATGATGGACAATTGATAGGAGAAAATGTTGGAAAAGATAACACTAGAACAAACGATTCTGAGGAACTTACTGACGAATGATGAATATGCCCGCAAGGTAGCGGCATTTCTACAAACAGATTATTTTGAAGGCGTTTACAAAAATCTATTTAAAGAGTTTACACTCTTCATAGCAAAATACAACAAGCTTCCTAGTATGGAAGCTTTCAAAATCGAAATCGATACTGGAGATCGTTTAAACGAAGAACAGTATCGACATGCGGTTGAAATCCTACCAAACATATTTACTCCACAGTCCGAGAACCTAGAATGGTTGATTGATAGAACTGAAAGGTGGTGTCAAGATCGAGCTGTGTTTAATGCGGTGATGAATTCCATTTCTATTATTGATGGTAAACATCCAACTCTACAGAAAAACTCAATACCAGATGTTTTGACAAAAGCACTTGCGGTGACATTTGACTCGAATGTTGGTCACGACTATTTGGAAAACATAGATGAAAGATTCGAATTCTATCATAAACAAGAAGAACGAATTCCATTTGATCTAGATTACTTTAATCGAATCACTAAGGGCGGTCTACCAAATAAAACTTTAAATATCGCACTCGCTGGAACTGGTGTTGGTAAATCTTTATTCATGTGTCATTGTGCAGCCTCCGCTCTTTCCCAAGGTCGGAATGTTTTATATATCACTATGGAAATGGCAGAAGAAAGAATCGCGGAGAGGATCGATGCAAATTTGATGAATGTTGACATAGGCGCCTTGGAGTACATGGAAGAAAAGAAATTCAAAGACCGTGTTAAATCTATCGCTGAGAAAACTCATGGTAAACTTATTATCAAAGAGTATCCCACAGGTCAGGCGAATACTTCTCATTTTCGAGCTTTACTTAACGAATTAAAATTAAAAAAGAATTTTGTACCTGAAATTATCTTCATAGATTACCTAAATATATGTGCATCCTCTCGTATGAAATCAATGGGTGGTTCAATAAACTCATACACATATATAAAAGCGATTGCGGAAGAAATGAGAGGCCTTGCGGTAGAATTTAATTTACCTATTTTATCCGCGACACAAACAACACGTTCGGGATACAGTAACGATGATATCGGTCTAGAAGATACTTCAGAATCTTTTGGATTACCAGCCACAGCTGACTTAATGTTCGCCCTCATATCAAATGATGAATTAGCTAATCAAAATCAAATGATGGTGAAACAATTGAAAAACCGATATAACGATCCAGTCACTAATCAAAGATTTACGATTGGTGTAAATCGTTCTAAAATGAAATTATATGATATCGACAACTCTATTAGTGTATTGAAGAAACCAGAGGATGATACTGGCCCTGTTTTTGATAATACCACTTCTGGACAGAGAATACAATCAGAGAAGAAAAAATTCTCTAACTTTAAAATCTAAGGAAGAATTATGCATCCAATGGACATGACGATAATATCAATTGTATTGATGGGGATATCTTATTACACAGGGTTACACTACGGCAAACGAATTGGAAACTATAGAGGAATAGTTGACACATTACATTATTTCCAATCTAAAGGTGTCGATCTTGGGTTAGAAGTAGAAATAAAGAAAAAGAAATAACTTGACAATACTTAAATAATAGTGTATAATACTGAATTAAAACATACTGAATAATATGATGCTTACAAAATCTGACGCTTACTACGCTGCTAGTGTATTCGAACAATTTTTTAATACCTTTAATAGAATCGATGATTATATGCGTCAAATAAAAATGGAGCGTATGGAAAGTTTTCCATTCTCTCTGCCTGGCATGGGCCCAGAAAATGATCTATTTAATAATTTTGATATGCATCCTAATGATATGGAGTTTTCTATAACACCATGTCGTCAAGATCAATTCATGTCTTACATGGAAATAACCACATCAGCTCCAGTAGAAAAGAGTATTCCTGGCAAACAAATGCTATGGTTGGTGAAAGAAAAAAATAGTGGTATGGTTATCGGTATGATTCGTTTTGGTTCGCCTACCATAAATTCTAGACCAAGGAACGAATGGTTAGGAAATCCTCTAGACACTATGAATTCAAATGTCATGAAAAGATTTAATGAATCTGTTATTATGGGATTCAATATAGTTCCAACCCAACCTTACGGATATAATTATCTCGGTGGTAAATTACTTGCTGCTATTTGTTGTAGTCATGACGTTAGAAGAGCTTTGAATAAAAAATATAATTCTAATATCTGCATGTTTGAGACAACATCACTTTACGGATCTTCCAAATCATCATCCATGTATGATGGAATGAAACCTATATTGAGATTTAATGGATTAACTGATTCTAACTTTGCTCCATTAATAAATGATAATAATTTTCGCGATTTGAATGACTGGTTTAAAAAACGCAACAATGGTGATTACTTAGTCCCAGCCGATGCCAGTTCTCGCAAATTAAAAACGCAAACCAAAATGGTATCAATAATAAAATCATCTTTAAAAACATATGATCAAAATTCTTACGAAAAGTTTTGTCAAATATTTTCAGATGCTAAAAATTTAACAGAAAGAAAAAGATCATTTTATTCGACTTATGGATATGATAATGTGCCTCAGTATTTAAATCTAGAAACTGACACATTAATTAAAAAAGAAAACTTCGACAGATTTGAACTTGAGAATGTTATAGAGTGGTGGAGAAAGAAGGCTTCCAAAAGATATGAAAATCTCAAGTCAGATAACAGACTACGTACTCAAATTGAAACGTGGAATGTAAATGCGGATGATATTGACATCATTCGATAAACCAACTAACCGAAAGGAAAAGGACTATGAAGTATTTTATCATGGCATTTGCGATCTCTTTCACTGGATGTGCGTTACAACAAGCAACGCCAGATCGCGATTTTACTGAACCATTGTTGGATCCAAATCTATTGGTTTGTCCACATGGTACTTTTACATATTGTGAAGGAAGAAACCCTAGATTTCAAACATGCGAGTGTGTAAAATCAATGAACTTTATGATGGATGGATTCGATGTTCCAATAGGTACGCCCTTTTAAAACTTGTAATTTATTTTAACAAAACGCTTGACAAAACTTGTCTCACTTGATATAATGGTTACATAAATTAATAAAGAGAGAGAAAAATTATGGCTTATGTATCACAAGAGAACAAAAAGAAATTGGCTCCTAAGATCAAGGAGATTTTAAAGAAGTATAACATGAAAGGAAGTCTTTCTATAAGACACCATTCAAGTCTTGTTTTGACTTTGACTTCTGGTGAGTTAGATATCATCGGTGCGTTCAATGATCACATTAGACAAGATCATAATGACAATAAAGAGAATCGTTATCGTGATGACTATTTACAAGTTAACGAGTATTGGATAGAAGAGACTTACGCAA